TGGTGACCTGAGACCGAGAAATCTGCTCACCTGGTCCCATGTTCAGAAACTTACGAAGCTCCTCGGAAATGTCCAGGGGCTTGTTGAAACCGTTCGAGGTTGAACGAGCCTTTGCCTTCTCGCCCTGAGGATCCTCGATGAGGTTCTTCAGCTTGCGAATGTCCTTACGCAGAAGCTTGATCTCGTCAAACAGGGTCTTCATCTCGTCAGCCATTGTTATTTATTGTGCTCGTGGTAGCTTTAAATGCATTTACGTTCGCCAGGTATATACCAACCAGAAGAATGAGCATGGGCCATGTGATCATCGGTCCTATCATAAGGAACGCAAGGATGTGCCACACATGTATCGGTCCATAGACCTTTTTCGTTGCGTATTCCTGAACATTACTGAACAGGTTTGTTGGCGACATTGACAGTTGCTGCTGCTGCTGATCCATTCCTTGTATTCACCGGTGAATTTTTTCGAGTTGCAAAGTACACGAGGAGAAGGAGAAACAAACAAACACTGACGATAATGAGTACGATGACCCACCATGACAGAGACGATGAAGCCGTTGCAGGTGCAGACGAAGTCGCTGTCGACGACGGTGTTCCCGTGCAACACCCAGGATCACACGCGTACTGAGTACCGTTTTGAAGATATGCACATATCGTGTTTGGAATCGACTCGGATCCAGTCGCTGGTGTTAACGCCGTCGTGAGTTGCGCCATGTACGTGCAGTTTTGAGAGAGATACTGTGGACCGCAATACAGGTTCGATGTCTGAATAATAGTTGCTGTGTTTGTTCCACACAGACCGTTCGACTGAAGGACTTGTCCAGGAGGGCAACTCATTTACTTAGAGCAAAGGTTTGTTTTTCATTTAAAATGCTGTTCGAAAAGCCGTACAAAATTGCAGATGGACGCTACTTTCTCAAGGTGACGTCTGATCTCGGAACTCGTGTTCTTCAGCAAGTGAATGGTGTACGCATGACCATCGATGGAGCTCAGGTCACCTTTGGTGTTCCCGATTCAAATGTGTTTGCCTCTATTGATGATGCGATTCTCAGTCAGGCCAAGTCATCCAAAGTCGAGTGGTTCGGAAAGGAGATTTCAGACGAGACGGTTGATTCAGCCTACCAGAAGAGCCTGAATCCAGAGTATGAGCTCGCTGCGTCATTTGCAACGATCAAGGGTCAGGTTGTTACTCAATGTTTCGATACCCAGAAAACTCAGGTTGATCTCGAAACACTCAGCGCAGACACCAGCGTTGATGTTCTGGTTGAGCTCATTGGCTTGGTGTTTTCCAAGCGAACGTTCGAGCCCACGTGGAAGGTGATTCAGGTTCGGACAAAGGCACCTCCCAAGCAAAGGTTCCCCCGGGAGTACTTGTTCACAGACGAAGTTCCGGAGGAGGAGGAATCCCTGGACCTGTGAAAAAAAAAGTCGAATACTAGTATATACCATGGACGGGAAAGGTCTTGCGATTCTTGTTCTTCTGTTTCTGATTGCCATGATGGTCCTGTACCCAAGGAAGATGAGCGGCTATACACCCACAGGCAACGACCCGGTCCCAGGCAATACCGCAATTATCGGTGACCTTGGTTCCGGTGCGAAGATCTCGCAGGGTGGTCGTGGTCAGGGTGGATACCAGACAGCCAACCCCGATCTCCCAGGTGGTTTGTTCGAGGATGTAGACACCCCCGCGCCATTCACGGGCACCGGTGGTCTGCAGACGGTTGATATGCCCATCTACGATAACACCAACGTCGGTCTCATCCCCAAGGAGGTTGTGACGACTGAGGATTTCGGTCAGTTCAGCCCAGACGCCATTCTGTCGGGTCAGAACTTCCTTGACCCCCGTGCCCAGATTGGTTTCCCCGAGACGATTGGTGGAAATCTGCGTAACGCGAACCGCGACTTCCGTTCCGAGCCCCCCAACCCTCGTGATGCGGTGAGCATTTTCAACCTGTCCACTATTCCCCCAGATACCATGCGTCCCAAGTTTGAGATTGAAAACTCATACGAGTCAAAAAAGTAAACTAAAAAAATGAACGGTTTATCCATTACTTATGGATGATTTCAAGGCGATTATGACGGAGTGGCTTTCCCTGAAGCATCAGCTTGCTGCTGCACGAAAAGACATGTCTGTTTTGAATAAACGTGAAAAGGAACTTCGGTCGAACGTTCAGATTCATCTCACCGAGCTAAAGAAAACAAACGAGATTGATACAGTAAAGGTAAACCAAGAAAAGGTGTCGCTACAAACCAAGGAAACTAGAGGAAGCATCACAAAACAAGTTATAATAGACGGTCTTCGGAGTTTCTTCGGAGACAACGTAGCTCAGGTCGAAGGCGCCTACCAAGCGATCCTCGACGCAGCGCCCATTCGTGAGCGAACAAGCATAACCGTCAAGAAAACCAAATCGTAAAAAAAATGGGTCGGAACAACGAGTATGCGGATGATGCAGTCTTTGAGTCGGACATGATTGGTTCAGACGATGATTCTGGTGATGAGTTTTTCCTCGAGCCAGAGGAATGGCACGACTGGCACTCGGAACACGTGTTGAACATGTGGATGTCTCTTCGTCAGTATCTCGAAGACAACTATATGAACAATCTGTTGATGGACCGAGCAAGTTTTCACGACTTTGCCGAGTTTGTTCGCCGATTTTCTCGGTGAATAGTACGAAATGGATATCACCGGTCCCAAAGTCCTCACACCAGCTGTTCTCTTTGCCCTGCTGAGCCCAGGCCTGCTCGTGCGCGTCGGTCCATCTCCAGTGATTGTTCACGCTCTTGTTCTGTCTGTTCTGTACTACCTGATCGCCCGCTTCGTGCTCAAGGTGACTCTGCGCCCAGCAGACCTCATCGTCCCCGCCGTTCTCTTTATCCTTCTCACCCCAGGTGTTCTGCTGACACTGCCCCCAGGCTCCAAGGGTGTTTTCATGTCCGGACAGAGCTCTCTGGCGGCTGTTGCCGTGCACACCCTGGTGTTTGCTCTCGTCTTTTCCTTCCTTCGTAAAAATTTCGCATCTGTGTACTAAGTAATGAGCAGCGGACAACGGTTCGTCGGACTCCTCATGAATTCGAGGACACAGGCACACGCGTTTCATTTAACGACACGTTCGTTTGCTGAACACAAAGCGCTTCAAGCGTACTACGAAGGTATCGTCCCTCTTCTCGATTCGTATGCCGAAGCGTACATGGGAAAGTACGGACGGTTTCGAAAAATTATCGCCGGGCGACGAACCATTGCGAAAAACCCAAAGGCGTATTTTCGAACCCTGTTGACTCGTATCCGTGCGATGCGTCTTCCACGTGATTCGTACCTGCGAAACATTCAAGATGAAATCATCGCACTCATTCGTTCAACCTTGTATATGCTGACTCTGAGATAAAAGGAAAAAAAGTTAAAAAAGGTAACATATGAAACGTCTGGTCATCGGTCCCGGTGCCATGGCGTACTTTGCATATCTTGGGGCTCTTGGCGCCCTTCGAGATGTTGACAAACTCAACAATCTCGAAGAGATTTCTGGAGCGAGTGCAGGCGGTCTTCTTGCTTTTTTTTACGTCATTTCGGACGGAAATATAAAGACCATATTAGACTATTCCACGGAGATTCCACTCAAAAACATCATGAAACCAAACATACGACTCTTTCTGAAAGACTTTGGACTTATCAGTCACAAAAAGATTCGTGACGTCATCACAAACATCATCAATGTTTTCTTCGGAAAGAATGACGTCACCTTTGCTGAACTTCGTGAGTTTCGTCCACACATGCCTGATTTGTACATTAGCGCATTGTGTGTCGATTTGAACAAGACGGAGTATTTTTCAAGCAGTTTGACGCCATCCATGTCAGTCACGGATGCACTGTGCATGACGATCGCCGTACCGTTTTTGTTTGCGAGCGTGCCGTGGAACGGACGCAGATACATTGACGGTGGGACGCTCGAAGAAACACCCGCTGGAGTTTTCCTCGGAAAGAATGACGTCACTCTTTTACGTTCTGTATGGGAAAACAGTTCCTTGTACAATACGAAAAACCTGAAAACGTACGTGACGGCGATATTTTCAACCACCATGTGTCTTCGTCACAGGTACACGTACCCTTCTATTCTGATTGATATGACGCAGGTTGAGATTTTCGATTTCAACATGGCAACGGAGGCAAAGCTGAAGTTGTTTTCTTTTGGGTACCATACCACTCTGAAACAGGTTTTGAAACCATGAAGGATTTCCCGTCAATCGGTGGGTGCGCAACCGCAAGAACTTCACACAGATCCAAAACATCGAGTGGTGCGATGTGACGTTGCGTGTATTCGCGGTCGTTCCGAACGAATCGTGTAAAGTCCTCGAGTCGAGATGAAAACTTCACGGCAGACCACCCGTTCATTGTCATCCACGAAGAATACGAGTGGAAAAACTCGGGACACCTGCACGTCAACAGCTGTTGCGTACACACCTTTGAGATTCTGGACCACCCGGGTATGTTTGCAACGTCGGGGAACGAACGGAGAGGTTTCGGAAAGATGTGAGTTTTCAAGTGTTCGTCCGTTGCTTGTACGATTTCAAGCTCGTTGTCCATGGCGTGTGCGAGCCAGTTGCCGTCACCTTCTTCAAGTACAGCACGGATGAATGTGGCGAGCGCTTCGCGAAACGGAAGGATCGTC